AGACTTGGTATGTGTTGCTCCAGAGTGTGCATCACCATTAGGCATTTTGTGCATCTTGCCTTTGTATTCTTTACCATCTCTAAAGTAGTGTGGTACTCCTTTAGCCATTATGCTTTCCTCTTAGCTGGCTTCTTCATTGGCTTTTTAGCCATCATTTTCTTACCACCATAACTCTTACCCATACCGTTCATGGCTTTCTTCATTGGTTTCTTCTTGCCTTTCATCATGCCGTACATAGACTTCTCCTTAGCTTAGTTTTAAAATGATAGTGATAAGTATTAATACAATAGAACCAAAACAACCAATCAAGATTGTTTCAAGTCTCTTGATTTTAGAAATTGTCTCAGCCCATCTCTCCGCACATATTGCTTCATGCGTAGTAAGTCTCTTGTCTAGTTCGTTTAGTAACTCTTCTGTTTTCATTGTTTATTTATTTATATTTAATTACATTTCAACTAAAGACCAGCCTGTTGTATTATCAGCTTGGTATTCTTGTTCGTCCCAAAAGTAAATTTTATTTTCTGCAATTTCTTGTTCCGTTAATTCTGGTACTGGTAGCGGTGCTTCCCATTCTTTATCAGAATTAATTGTCCAACTTGCAAAGGGTTGTGGTTGCATAAACGCATCAATATCTGCATGATATTTGTAACCACGGCTAGGGTATCGTTTTCTAATGTTTCCGTTATAACTTGCTTGCTTCCAATTACTATGACCATATAAACTTGTTAAAAACGCAACTCCTAACGCTTCAACCTCATTACCATTTTCATCTGTAATTTTATCGTTATCTAAAACATGTACTCTTAGAACAATATTGTTATCATCTAATTTTGCAAAATGTGCCATTAAATATTACTCCAAATATTCAATAATAATAATTCCAGAACCACCATTTCCGGCAGTACCAGTATGTTTTGAACCACCGCCACCAGAGCCTGTATTAACCGCACCAGCACCACCATTGTTGCCAGAGGCTTTACCAGCCCCACCGCCACCAGAACCGCCAGTTCCTGCAGAGCTATCACCAGCCCCTCCACCTCCTCCAGCACGAGTAACAGCGGAAACTAATGTAATTGAACCTAAAGCATCTGAGCCATCTCCTCCATTCCCACCAGTATTAGCTGAAGCTGCTTGACCAACGCCACCAGCACCTCCACCTCCGCCACCTAAAGTGTTACTTGATGCCGAATGAACAGCAGAATCACCACCATTATTACCTTGCGATGGTGTTGTGTTTGGTTGATTTCCAGCACCTCCAGTATTATTTGAGCCACCGCCACCAGAACCTCCATCGACTCCAGTTCGTCCATCAAACGAACCACCTCCACCTCCTCCGGCAGATGTGATTAAACCAGCAATTTCTGAATCTTCTCCACTATCTCCCAATGTACAAACCCCAAATGAAACACCACTACAATTACTATTAGGGCCAGTGCCACCAGCACCTACAGTAATAGTGTAAGTTTGCCCTGGATTAACAGAAACAGTCCCAGTTCTATAACCGCCAGCACCTCCACCTCCACCTCGTCCTCCACCACCAGAACCGCCTCCTCCAATAACTAAATAATGAATTTGAGTTGTTGTAGATGGAGCAGTCCATGTATCATCTCCAGTAAAAGTTTGTGAAGTAAGTGTTCCTGCAACGGCAAAATTAGAAAATAATAATTGATGTATTCCGGTCATTATGAAATATTCCCAGTAAGTACAGCTAAATCTGCTGTGTAAGTAAACATAATACTAGCAACTCCATTAGCATCTAATGTGTGCAAAGCAGTTGCTGCTAAATCTCCTGCCTTAACTGCATTAACAGCAGTACAAGCTAAACTAGCAGTACAACCGTTTACAGATACAACTGAAATTATATCGCCTACACCAAATACTCCAGTAGGAACAGTTACAATTGCATTAGAGGTATTTATAGTTATTTGATTACCTGCATCTCCTATAGCTAAAGTATAGTTACCAGATAAATTTTGGCTTACAGGTATGTCTCTTAAATCACCGTCTTGATCTGATACTGTAGAAGCCCCTGTAATAGCTCCACCTGCACCTAATGTTCCTGCAGCACTAACTTTAACAGCAGTATCAATAGTAGCTCCATTTATTGTAGGACTAGTTAAAGTTTTGTTTGTAAGAGTTGCTGTACCTACCTCAGATACTAAAGTTGAATCCGCACCTTTAGGCATCAACATTGTATTATCTTCTTCCTCACTATGTGGTTGAGCTTTTATTCTTTGACCATGTGAGTTATTTCTGCAATTAACTTGTATTGCTCCATCAGTTGAGCCACCGCCTTTTATTTCAAATATTTTAGTAGCTGGGTCTGTTACTAAGTTTCCTGATGTGTTTGTTAAGTCTGCGTTTAAATTTAGCGAGCCTGGGTTAGTACCTACCTCTACAATGACATTACTACTATTTTTTGTATAGAGTCTTTTATCAGCAGTATTAACTGCTAACTCTGCACCTCCTGTAGCACTTGTAATATCAGCAGTAGCTGGTACTCCTGATGAATCTTTTTTCTTGGTTAAAATGGTTGTCATGAGTAAGTACCCCCTTCAATTGTACTCGATACTGTTAAAACTGTGCTTCCTCCATCTTGTAGCACTCCTGTAAAATTAGCCGTAGCTGCGTCTAAAAATGCTATATCAGCATCATAACCTTGAACTGATACACCTATCATTGATTGTGTTAGAACATTACTAGCACTATGTTGTAATACTCCAGTAAAGTTAGCAGTAGCATCAGAGTAACTTACTCCTCCACCTCCTGTAACTCCAGCAGAAGCTACTGATACACCAATATCAGCACTTGTTAATACGTTACTACCACTTTCTTGTAATATACCTGTAAAGTTTGCTGTAGCATCAGAATAACTAATAGTAGATTGTGCTGTGACAAATTCTACATCAGTTTCGCCAGCATTTACCGCAAGTACAAAAGTAGCATTTCCTGAAAAAGTAGGTAAAAGGGATACTCTAGCAGAAGCTACAGTAGTCGCACTTGTTCCACCTTCACTAATTGCTAATGGTAACTGTTCAAAAGTAGCAGTACCAGCACCGCCTGTACCTCTAAAAAAAGCCATAATTATTCCTTAACAAAAAAACCCTCCGAAGAGGGTTATCATGTTTACCAATTTGGTCTGCCCACAAGGGCTGTGTATTGGGCAGTAGCTAGATCTAATGCACCACCTGTATTATTATTTAATTGAAAAGTTACTTGATTTGCTGCTGTAACATTAGCTGTTAAATCTAAATCCGCTACGTCTACACTAGCAGCTACTCCTAAAACCATATCACCTAAAGTAACACCAGAAACAGTAATTGCTGTAACTTCTTCATTACCGTCTGCTATAGAACCAAAGTTGAATGTGTCTTTAATAGTCCATGTATCAGAGAAAGCTCCCTGAAACTGTCTATTCTGTCCTCTATTTACTGTAGCCATTATTCATCCTTATAAAGAAAAGGGTTGACCACTAGAGCCAACCCTATTATTAAAATTAAGCTGGAACAACGAGAGCAACAGCAGACTTATCTCTTAGCTCACCAGTACCATACAAGGTATCAGCAGTTAAGAGCGTGCCTAAATGCTCTTGTTTGTATTGTGTTTGAACACGAACACCTAGTTGCTCAACCAATACTCCAAACTCAGGATGGAACAATAAACATACTCTAGCACCGCCAGAACCAGAAGTGGTGTCTACGTTGGTAGATACAAATACCTTAATACCGTATATATCACCAATTTGACCATTTCTAATTGTGTTAGCATTACCAGCTTCACCTGTAAATGCTTGCTCTGTGAATCGTGATAGACCCATCATTACATTACGAGCTACAGGAGGTATGACAAAGTTACGATTATCCATAGGAACATCTTGATCGTCAAGACGTTGGATAGCTCTTCTAAATCCTGCATCAGTAATAGCACTTTCGTTATTACTACCTGCAACATAGAATGTAGAACCATCACCACCTAAGAAACCTTTGTCATAAGCAGCACTACCAGAGCCAGCTTGTGACTGTCTGCCTAGAGAAAGTACGTCTGTATCTACTCTAGTAGCTAACGCATAACCAGCATCATCTGTATAAAAACGTCTTAGTGAAGTCAATGCTTGTACTTCTGCAAAATCTTCAATCAAACGGCTATACTCATAGTGTTGGTTAATTGTTACAGTCTTTTCTGAACCAGACTCTTGAATCAAAGTTACCTCTGTTTCAGCAGCCTTAGTTGAAGCTGAACCTCTTGCTGGGGCTGGGAAGTGAACTACGTCACCCTTCTTGCCCTTCATGTTCATTGTTTTAATTAAATTAGCAGCTACAAGATTCTTCTTATAACCAGCGATTATTTCATCCGACCAAACCTCAGGTATAAAACCTGCGGTATTGACTTCTGATTGCACTACATGATTAGTACCTAAACCCATTTCTAAATTCCTTTTCTAAAATATCACCCTCTTACTCTTCCCTCTTCATACGCTTTTACTATTTCAGGGTACAAAGATTCGTATTTTGCAGGGTCACTGTTAATAAGTTTTTGTATGTCAGAACGTCTAAAGATTTTCTTGGATGGTGCTTCTCCACTACCGCTTGCTACAGTTGTAGTAGCACTTTTAATGTCTTGTGATCTAGCCTGTTTTTCCATTTCTACAGTTTTACCGCCTAGTTGTTTCTTTTCTTTCCATGTAGAAATAAGCTCATCAGCAGCATCATAATCATACTTACGATCAGCCCTAGCAAATAACTCTGCTCTTACTTTAGAATTACCTATCCAGTCTTGAAACCCTTGATCTTTTATAACTTCTGTAAAGTCTGGATGTTTTTCTTTCAATGATGAAAGAGCTTTAGACCTTTGCATTTCTTGGGTTAGCTGTTCTGCTTGTCTAATCTTAGGATGATTTTGTATTGCGTTGTCTACAGCCTGTTTAGGGTTAGTAAAAAAATCATCATCACTAGTTTCTTTGACTTCTGTTTGCCTTGCTTGCGGTTGACTTTGAACATAAGAATTAGCAACCCTACGAAGTTCTCCTAACTCTGTACCTTGTCTGCCTATTAACTTCTCAGCTTCTTGGTGCATAGCTATGACATCTTGAAGACTTTTCTCCTTATATTTATCAGGAATATCTTGTTTAACTTCTTCAGCTTTTACTTCTTCTTGCTGTGGTTCTTCTTTCTTATCTTCTACTTCTTCTACAAACTCAGCCACTATACTCTCCTGTGTCAGTTGACATTTTAGGAAAGACACTTTAAATGGGGGTCTTACCTTATCCCATACTACTATACTCTTGACCTATGCCCATCTTTCTCTCATACTTCATGTGACTCTCTCTGCGTCTAACCCATGCGTCAGAAGCAGTAGGAAAATCACCTGAACAACCATCTAGGTCTATTCTTGGTTTACTGATTATGCGTGTAGCTTCAGAACCGCAAATAGGGCATTTAGTTGTTTTTAACGAGTCATCAATGTATTGTTCAAATATATTAGAGCAATTATTACATTGAAACTCAAATATTCTTCTAGTCATTATGTATTTGTATAACTTTGTTCTTCTTCTGCACACAAATCTTCATATACTTTTTCAGACATATCCTTTAGTCCTAACATATACTTTAGTATATCTACTTGTCCTTTAGCAAAATGAAACTCTTCATTTGTTTCACAGTTCTGAACGCTGTTGTATTCATCATACATCTTTTGTATATCTTCCATAAAGTCTTTCCAACCCCTAGAAGACATCATTGCAAAACGGTTATCATAGTAATCTAATAATTTTTTATCCATTGGCACGTTTTTTGCTTTATTAATGCGTGATTATAGCACATTTTTTTATAAATGTCAAGTATTTCTTGACGCTTGTAGTTGTAATTCTGCAATTCGTGCTTTTGTGTCAATATCTTTCTCTTTTAGAGCCACATTAGCTAGTTTTATACGTCTTTCAAACTCTTTTGTTGGGTCATCAGCGTCTCCTAAGTACTTAGAAGCACTAGCAGCTACTTTAGCTTGTGTTTCTACTGGTTTTAACTGTGTTTCTACCGCTTCACCTTGTGCTTTTGCTTGTTTTAGCTGCACATCAGCTTGTAAATCTGCCAATTCTAGCTGTGCTTTCTGTAATTGTAGCTGTATAGCAGCTTGTTGTGACTGTGCTTCCTGTGGATTAGGTTGCATCATCTGCTGTAATTGTTGTATTAGCTGTTCTCTGTTGTTCAAACTAGAGTTTTCTATGATTGCAGACAGAACTAAAGGTACGATTGGTGACTCTGCACCTAGTGTTTTCAGTAAATTCATAAACTGCATCTGCTCATGCTCTCTAGCTATGATACCTAAATTACTAGAAGGAACAAATATAAAGTCTTGTGCAGGATATCTCTCTGGGTCAAACTGCATAAACCTGTGTGCAGACTTAGTTACAAAAGGTATCAAGAATTGTTCTTGAAAGTTTATCAGTGTTCTCTTGTTTTTCTTTATGATTGATGATAGTGCTACAGATAAACCAGCCCCTTCTGCTGTAGTCATAGCTTGTAGTGATGAGCTATCTATTGTTCCTGTAGCCATAAGTAACATATTCATAAAAGAAGTAGCAGTATTAATATTAGAACCATCGACTGAACCTATCTTAAAAGGATAAAGAATCTCTGCTGGATTACCATTCGTAAGAATTGTCTTACCAGGCTTTACCTCAAACCTAGCACCTCTAGGTAATCTGGTAGCATCCATAGCCATCATTGGTACTGTAGCTAGTGCTACGCTATCAAGGTGTGATCGTACCTGAGCATCAATAGCCTTTTGCATATTGTAGCCCTTCTCAGCAATACCACGACCCCAGAAACGATTAGGAACACTATCATTCTGAAAAGAAACGATAGGTCTATCTTTCATCATATATGGTGACTCTTCCGCTTTGAGTAAATACTGATCATTCGCTATAACTACAATACCTTCTACTAGGTCACTATAGTCTGCTGCCTGAGTACCATACTCATCTGCTTGTTTGTTGAATACTTCTTCAAACTTTTCTGAGTCATCTTGATTATCTAACATATACTTTGGTATGAGTCCATAATATCTTAAAATCTTGACTCTGTTTTCCTGATAGTCAGATACTTCTTGTGATGGCTCTAAATCAGTCTCTATAGCATACTGAGATAGGTCTGAGACCGTCTCATAGACTCCTGACTCCATTGCTGATACTACAGAATGAATAGATACCAGTTCTTCAATAGCACAGCCTAGAGCCTCCTGCACGTTGCTTGCAGAGGGGTCTATTAAGAAGTTGTATGGTGTGATTGGTTTTAGTCCTACACAGAACCTTGTTTTCTCTTGCACACCTACTGCTGTGATACCCATCTCTATTACTGGCTGCATAGCTGGTACTAGCTCTTTCTTCTCGTATACGATGATCTCACCAATACCGTTACCATAGATTGCAGATAACAAAATAATGTCAGATACTGCTTTTCTTACGTTACCTTTCTTGAAGTCCTCAAGCATCTGATTACGAATTAACTGAATATCAACCTTCTGTGGGTCTATTAGGTTATCTGTAATATCAAAGAACTTCTCACCTCTACCAAACACAGCCTCTTCTATCTCTGCTGTGTGAGACTCTATTGCTTGTTGCAGTGCAGGAGTGATAATTCTAGCTCTTTCAGAATCTCTGGTTTTATCCGCAGCATCAAAGATGCCTCTGAAGAGTCTTTCATACTCTTGCCACTTGTCAAGGTAGTTTGTATCTCTGTGTACTTTCCATTGGTCACATTGACCTAGTACCCATGATACTAAAGGATTTACTGTGTAACTTTCATTATTCATATTGTTTTCCTAGGGTGGTAGACATAACGGTATACTACTCTGTAGCTTGTCAATATCCTGTTACTGTGTCTAGTGGTTCATATTCTTCTTCTTCGTAATACACGTTGTATTCTGGTATCTGTACTTGTTCTATGTATGATAGTGCGTCTATTAGGTCATCATGTACCTGTGGGTTTGGAAACTGAAGCAACTGATCTAAGAACTCACTATTCCATGAGCCTTTGTTCAAAGTTATCTTACCATGCTCAAACCTACCCTGTAGTGACCATGTAATCCTATCAATCTTTTTCTTGTTTCCATGAGTTACATCTTCTACTCTGAAGTATGTGTTGTATTGACGCATCATGTCTGACAAGTAACCCATTACTGCATTTTTACCAATACCTTTTTCTATTCCTACACACAGAGGTTGAAAGTCTGTAACTGCTTGGAATATCTTAGAAGCAGTCTTCTTAATATCCCAGCGACCATGTTCTATACTACGAACCCACCATCTGTCTTCATCTACTTTTACTATTGCTATAGCGGTTTGGTCTAGTCTTTTCTTTCTAGCAGTGTTAGCATGAGCTACGTCAGAGAATCCTGCAATATCACAGGCTATGTACCATCTACCTCTTTCTGGTTCTTCTTCGTCATACTGTATCCAATCTTCTCTGAATAAACCACCACTAGCAGCTTCAAAAGAAGCCATAAACTCTTGTCTGAAAGCAAAGCTAGACATAGACTTTCTAGCTGCTTCTATCTCTTTAGGGTCTAATAAATCATTATCAAATGAGTTAAAATGCCATGCTTTGAACTCTTCATCACCGCTATCATTAGCATAGTTGTATAAATCAAAGAAATGATTTCTACCATAAGGAGTACCTATAAACAATGCAGAACCCTTCTGGTCAGCTAAGGCTGGTCTGATAATTGTCTCCCATACCTCTGACTTCATAGAGCCGTACTCATCCATCACAACAAACTTGAGAGATACTCCTCGCATTGTCTCAGGTCTGTCAGCACCCTTCAATGATATAGTTGTACCATTAATGAGCTTAATTTGTAAATTATTAATATGACTAGATTCTACTACTGGATGACCCAGATCAAGCAGAGTAGACCACATCACATCCCTAGCTTGGCTTTGAGTGTTGGCTATATACCACACATGTCCTTTTTCTGTTTGAAGAGCATTAACAATTAATAACCATGCTGCTAACCTGGATTTACCAGTTCTTCTACCAGCTACAACAACTTTGAACCTGGTAGGATCATTCCATACCTTTTGTTGCCATGATAATAACTTAACATCAAGTTCCATCAGAATCCTCTATCACCACTGGTGTTGGTTCTGCTACTGATGATATGTTAATAGTTATTCCTTTATTTAGTTGTTTATCTTTTTCAAATATAGAAACAGGTAATGCACGATCTATTAATAATTTTAGTGCTGCCATCTGATGCGGATGCTCATCCGTCATGGCAATGTCAATTGTCTTTTTGAGAACCCTATCACCATTCGTAATTAGCATCCTAGCCATAAGTTCTCTAATTTTTTGAGTCTCTTCTCGTTTTGAGACAAGAGAACTCTTTTTTCTTTTTGTCTTGAGAGCTACATACTCCATCTCTTTCTTTGAGGGTCTACCAGGTCTTCTTTTTACTTTTGTTCCTACTGGAGTAAGCTGTTTGGCTTTGGTAGCGTATGTTCTCTTCTTCTCTGGTTCTATTGAGCTTTGAGTAGTATCCTCTAACTCAGTCTCAATGTTCTGAGAGTGTTCGATATCCATTGATTTCCCTATATTACTCATTATATAGATCAATATAGCTATAATGTTCGTAGTAAGTATAATAAATAATTATTAATAATTAATTACTATGAACCTAAATGTCCAGTATGACTATATAGACTCTTTCTTCAAAAGCATAATTCTAGCATATTTTTTCTCATTTGTCAACTACTTTTTTTAGTGTCTGTGTGGGTTCAGCATAAATACAACACCTCAGCCACCCCCTCCCCCCATGTCGATCGTGTTGGCATGATTCTTGCTATAGCAATTTCTGTGCCAATATAACCACTCAAACACCAGGGATATTATGGCATGATAATTGCTTGCAGCCGGACAATAACCCTACAGTAAATAGTAGTTTACCAGGAAAGTTGGCATGATTCTTGCTTGCGGTTGTGTGTATGTCAGTGTCGCACCACAATAGAACACTCAGCAACAATATTGCACACTATCAGTGCAGCATCATACTTTAGTATATATCATTGTTTTTATTAGGTATTACTAAGTAAAATCATTAGGCTAAACTAAGTAAAATAATTACAATAAATTAAGTAAATTAATTAGGTATTATTCATGATTTTTACGGTTATATTTGTTGCAACTACTAACTTAATTTAGTATCCTATTATTGACGTTGTAGTAATAAAGGTAGCTTGTAAAACAGGTTAGGTGTTTAAGTTCCTAGGGAACTACAGAAGAACATCCAAGGCTTCATAATAAAGTACAACGTACATTGTGAGCCTTAAATACCTTGTTAATAGCCCTAGGCAACATTACAAGGGAAATACAGACTCCTTACAATGATTTATTGGATAACATGGCGTTAGCTATGGTTTTGGCGTTTGCGATTATGCGATACGAAACATTTACATAACTAACACTAGCTATGTTATTCACTAGTACATCTTTAAGGGTATACTAGTGAATAACATTTTAATTGACACAAGCAGGGAAAAAATTATGAAACGTAGGCAATATACTTATGAACAGTTGAGAAAAGTTGCAAAGGTTATTTATAGAGACAAAGGTTTTTGTACAGTCATTGCAACTGCTCTTAGTGCCAAAATATCTTTTGGTAAAGCGTACCAGGCGATGAGAGAGAACGATAGGAAGCATGGTCAGGGTGCTTTTTTAGGTGACTGTACTGATGCAATAGAATCTTTAAATTGTTCCATTGATAGATTAGATTATTATCACGGTAAAACATTTTGCCAAACTGTCAAGCTGTTGCCGAAAGATAAAATATACTTAATAAGCACCAAAAGCCACGTTACTTGTGTATTACATGGTAAAGTGCAAGATTGGTTAAAGACTAACTCGAGGAAAAGAGTTAGAATGGTTTATGAGGTAACAAGAAATTTTTAATTTAAAAGAGGAGATATTAATTATGTGGAAAGTTTATTACAGTTCTGATAGTTTAGACACTAGTCCAGACATTTATACATTTGATGATAGAGATGCGATGGATGACTTTCTCTATGAAGAGATCAACAGAAGAGTTCAGTTCATAGTAGATCATAGTCCGTACACACTCTCAGAAGAGGACATAGAGGATATCAGATATAATGAGAAGTTATTAATTAAGATAGTCGCTAAACGTGCGTATGAAGACTGGAGCGGTCACGAAATTACAACATTAGTCAGGCACAATGAGAATAAACCATCTGTATTCAAGAAGATTACTTATAAGCCTTAAATAGTTGACATATCGAAGACTCTCTGATAGAGTCTTTTATTATGTTAATTAGTAAACTTTATGGAGGTGTAATATTATGAGTTATGACGTACATTTTTTTGATAAAAACAATGAACCAGTGAAAGAGAGAAAATGGCACAAAGGTAAACCACTCGAGGAGACTGAAGTCAATTTAAACTACACCTCGAATGTTAGTTTGTTTTTCTGTTTCGGTTTTAACACTACTGATGGATTACACTGTCTAAACGGTCTACCAGCTAGTGAAGTGGTAAAGAAAACAACCAAATTCATTGATAAATTTCATGATCAGGATGTTGAAGTTTTAGAAGATATCTTTGAAAAAGTAAATAATAATCCATGGGGTGATATTCACTCCGCATCATCGTTTATATACGATATCAGAGAAATAGCAAAAAACAACCCTCATTCAACTTGCTTTGTCAGTTGTTAGGGTGTAGCATCAAATTAATGGGGGTGGCTTGACAAAAGCTCTCTATTGTATTAACTTTAAAACTTTTAAGGGGTAATAATATGAGTACAGAGGAATTAGTTTGTAGAGAATGCGGAAGAGATGATTACGACGCAGAAGCTCTAAACAATTACTTATTTGTGAATACTAACAATATGAAATTTTACTGTTCTAATTGTGACGATAAAACACTACTAACTAACAAGGAGTAACAATATGAATTTAGCGATGAATCACTTTGCGAAGTACAAAACCGGACAATTTTCTCCAGAGCCTGAGAATAGCTCAGACGCTGAGGACGGAGCATTGACCGTAACTTTTGAGTACGATGGAACGAATGATGTTTACGTTTTTCCGGCGTGGAGAATAGCTCCGTACAGACTAGACAATATTTACTACCAAAGTCAAAACTTTCCATACGATTTCATAGAGCGAGGCGATGAACATAGAGCTGATGTTTTGTTACAAGGCTTTATAAACCGTGCGAAACTCGATTACTTGGATGCTTTAAATTTTGATAAAGATGATGTTAAGTTAAAAGACATTACGGTCAAGAATGTTTATTTTCTTTCACTTGCGGACGATTAAAAAATTAACATAAGGGAAAGTTGATACATCGAGAGCTTGACAAAAGCTCTCTATTGTATTAATTTTAAAACTTTTAAGGGGTAATAATATGAAAAACTATTTTAATAACGAAGAGATTGAACAGCATTTTAAGGATTTCTGGTTTTGGTCTGAAAATTATAGTATGGCGAATGACTATGACGATCTTAACGAATTAACGTGTGCCGTACACCATGAATGCTTTAACACTGATTATTACATCATCGGTACTTATCAAGCTAAACAATGGCTAGGTGATAACGCATTCGACGCTATCGAGATTATAAAAAGCTACGAGCAGGACAATTTTGGGGAAGTCTTTACAGATTTAAGCGACCCTGAAAAGGTTGTAAATATGTACACTTTTATCGTAGGCGAGGAAATAGTACACAAGTTTTTTGATTCTTTTTCTAACATTAATGAAGTTCAAAAATATTTTAAACTTACAAACATCTCATCAAACTGAGGAGCATGAACAATGAGTAAGTTTTTAAAGTGTTTATTTTATGTAGTGTTGGGGGTAATATTCTTATTGCCTGGAATACAATTTTAATTAAGGAGTATTGACAATGAATGAAATGACGGATTTAAACTATTACCAAAATATTAATTTTAAAGAAGATTCAAGAACTTACATTTTTTGTTGGGTTATGGATTCAATGGTATATCGGCACATTGACCATAGCGACAACAACAGATTATATGGCAACATTTCAGCCGTAAAGCCTAAAAAATTAAAGAAAATATTTAAAATTAATACTAAAGAAGCTAAATTTTGTATTAAGAGGGCTAAAGACTATCTAAGCAGTAAAGGATATAATAATTTTAACTGAAAGGAAAACGATGAAAGAGAAACTAAAAACATATTATCATGTGTTAATGACTGCTGTAGGTTATATGTTGCCAGCTTTTATATTTGGAGTGTTATATGAAGCTATACAGAACACTAATTTCCTGCTCGATAGAGGTTTAATAACTCTGTTAGTGGTCTATACCATAGCAATATTGATGCTATATATTACTTTTAATAATCATGTAAAAAACATAATACCAGGTGATGATAAGGAGGGCGTTAAATGAGGTGCAAAGCATGTAATGTAGAATTGACCAATTTTGAGGACTCTTTAAAAGGTAGTAACACAAACGAATTAGTCCAGCTTTGTTCGTCTTGCTTGCCTTTGCCAGAGGCTGATGATGATTTTGGCTACTTTGGAGACTCTGAAGTGTTGGAAATAAACGACAATATACACTTG